GAGTATATCTTATTTGACGGTATTCTCCTAGGTTCTTTAGTAAGGTCTGCTGTTATTTGTATACCTGCTGCGGTAGCATCAGGGTAAATGCGTACTATTCTACCTTTATACGCGTGATATATACGTTTTATACGTTCTATAATAGGGTCATAGTCCCTGTGTCCCTTTTCAGGGGGCACGGGGGATATCTCTTCCCAGTAAACCATACGTGCATTACCTGCTAATACCTCAAACACCGTTATTTGCGTAGGATTTAACAACAATCCGTAGTCTATCCCCATAATATATTGCCTGCCTGCCTCTGATTTAAGAGTAAAGTCCCAAGTATCCTGCGCACAGGCCTCTAAAAACAGTTTTGGGAAGAATTTACCTGCAGATTTAGGGAATTCTCCCATATTTTCCGCAACAAAGTCCTCATTAAGCATACAACACTTGTTACACTTCCAGCCATCTATCTCTGCGTCCTCTGTTAATTCGCGCGGGGCACACAATCCCTTCTTCAATACCCACTGACAGGGGATATGTAGACGTTTAAAGCGGTTTTTTATATAGCTACGGGTGATTGCGCCCTGTAAAATGGCGTCCCACACGTCAATGTGGTGAGTTCCGTAGTTATCTGGGTCATCCTTATAGGCGTCCCACTCCATTTCAAGCTCTGGATTAGCGATACTTTTGGGCGTACCTACCATTATCATCTTCTTTTCGGTATATGTATCGGCCATCATATCGTCAATAACCGTAGTTCTTACCTCTTTGGTAACTAACTCTATCTCATCTACGATGAAAAGAGACCCCTTATTACCACGTTTACTGTCTGCTTTCTGCGATTGCGCTAAATTACTAGCCACAACCTCTGATTCATTAAAGGCAAATCGAATATATTCTTTACCGAACGTTCCTCTCTTCTGTACACCAGCGTTTGGTTGGACGTAATGGTCCATTAAGTAGTCACAACGCTTTAAACACTTCCATATGTCGTCCATAATGAACAACTGTGCCTGTGTAGGAGCAAATATTACTGCTCTGGTAGACTGTTCCTTGCACATCTTCCATAAAATATAGGCACTGAGTACTGCACTCTTACCTATCTTACGAGGTTCAATGAATAAATTTACTTCCCTCGATTCGAAAATAGCCGCTGCCTCACTCTGCCAAGGTGCAGGATACATAGGCTTGCGGTTGTCTAGTCGCACGTACGCAACACAAAACAAGTCAAAGTCTGTCAGTATACGTCTGTGAAACTCTTCGTCCGTCGGAGAAGACTCTGCAACGTTGACGAACCGTTTAAATATCTCATAATTATGAGTAAAACGAACGTCTGTAGCCGAGTCCTCTTCTAAGGTCTTTTTGGCTTCTACGATAACGTTAGCCAATTCGTACATTAAGCTTCTTTTGCTAAATCTCTAATAAGTTTCTTAACTGTACCTTGAGCCTTCTTTTCAGTGTGGTCAAAGTTGCTTAGAATAACTTGTACTAAAATTTCATTTTTAAGATGCTTTTCTGCTTGCGCTGAAAGGGCTTCTCTCATCTTTGGAGTTAAGTTCTTCTCTAAGAGTTCTAATATCTCTGCTTCGTGTTTTTTCATAAACTTGGACGCATAAACATCTACGAACATCTTAAAGGCAGGAACTTTAAAGTAGGCTACTACCCCTGCTCCAACGATTACCAAAAGAAGACCTATAAGTTCTGGAGAACCTGTAAGAACGTCAAGAATGGTCTCAATCATACTTTCTGTATCACTGTCACCAGTCAAGTTAGTTGTTACGTTTGTCTCTGCTGTTGTGTTATTAGTCATTTTCATCTACCTCTATATCTATTATTTCTTGTTGTTTTTTCCATTCAACTTTCAAACCACCGTCTTCGCCCTTTAACTCCATAAGAAGTTCCTGAGCTGCACCTACGCTGTCTTGAATGATGTTGGTGTTTCGTGCACGTTGTAAGTAATTCAATACATACTCGTTCATTTTTCGCATACGTTCGTTTGTAGTTTCGTAATTTATAAGTTCGTCAATGTTCTTCTCGTACGACCAAGAGTCGTAACGTTCCAATTGCATTAACATAGCAGCAACGCGGCTGGTTTCAATGATGTTCAATGATAAGCCTGGGTCCTGGTCAAGTTCGCACAGGTAGAACTTATAACGTTCATAATCCTCTGGTACTTGCTTAATCTTTTCTACTAACGACAATGGATTATCCATTGTTAGTGCGTTAACTAGTTTGTATTTCTTCAATCCGTGCTCTTTGCTAGTCATAGCTACTCTATATGTATATTTGGAACTATATAAGTCTATTGGTGAATGTCCTATAATATCTATCTCAGATGTATGTTATCTATACAAAAAGGGATTTGAAAATTTTACTCGCTTCTGAACTCACTAAGTGTCGTGAGCACAAACAATCAGAGGACCGATGAGAGCGATTTCAAAGCCATTTGTCGACGATAACTAATGAAAAAGTGCATTCGGAAATTGATTTTTCTTCTTTTGATGATGTCATATATAAACTACTCGGAAAAGTTTTATATATTTCGTAAGGGAATGTGAATTATCCGCAATCGGTCGCTTGACTTAATAGTTGAGTAGCTAGTAATGGCAGTGATGTCTTAGTCAGAAGATAAGACGAGCCACGAACGAACCCCGAATTCGCCACAAAAGCGGACAACCACAGAAAGGAGGAAACCAAATATATGGCACTGACTAAAGCAGACAAAGCTTTCATTAAGAAAGAGTTGGATAATCAGTTAGAACATATCTTAGAGAAGATGGACATCTTAAAGCCTGACTACAAAAGGGCTATGAGGCAGACATCTAAAAAAGGTATGAACAAAACTGATAAGCAGTCTAAGAGCGAAGACTTTTACTCTTGCTCTTGTCCTAGACTTAAATGTCTAAATGGCAAGAAATGGAGAAAAGGTGGTCGTAATAAGAAAGGTGTTCTTTGGGGCCTTGCAGCCCACAAAGAGAACGTTCTTAACCTGTTCAATACAGGTAATCTCAAAGACGAAGATGGCGAAGTAGTGACTAAGAAGCCAGTCTTTAAGAAGCTTTAAGCTTCTTGACTGGTTGAGTCCTGAGCCGTAAGACATAGCCTGTGAAATTAACAATGGCCCCATATCAGAAATGATTAACTGGGGCTAAGGCACGGTATCCTGAGCTAAGATGTAAAACTGGCTCACATCCGCCTATAGACTTATCCTCAGGGATAGTCGGGCAGGAAACATATGACAAATAAAATATGGGAAATAACAGATAAAGGCTTGAATTTAGTTCTTGAACTTCAAGAACGGAAGAATGTAGGTGGAGAATACCGAGAGTTTATGAAAACTTATTCACCTAAATTAGAATCGGGAAAAACAATAAAGGAGGAAGAAGAAGAATGAAAACACACGTAAAACATCATTTATCAAAATATAAAGGATATCCTGATTTTGGTATATGTGGGCATAAAGGAGCTAAGAAATTTAGTTATCTAGTAGAAGAAGTCGACTGTATGAATTGCAGACGGGAGTTAACTAAATATGTGCCTTGGAAACAAGAAAGTGTTGCTCAAGGTAGAGAAGAAACCAATGATATGGGACACAGTCATTATCCATTCAATGTGAGAGTGAGAGAATGAGAAGAAGACATATGCCTAAGGGTGAGGAATACCTCACTCTCTGTGGGCACGAGATGACGACCCAAGAATATCGCTTTGCAAGAAGCCGGTCTTGGCATCAGGTGAACTGTAAACGATGCTTAGATAAAGCATAAGGGAGTCAGTAAAGGTTGGGGGGCTTCGGCCCCCTCTGACCTGTGGTGTATATTATTTTATCCATAGCACACATACCGCCCACTCGCGCGCCCGCGCGCCTGCGCCTGCGTAGTGTCGACTATTAAAGCCCTACGTGTATGCGTTTCCCGCGTATCCCGCAGTGGAGACACGGGATTCGGCTCACTCAATCGCGCTATATGCGTCACATATGTGGCGTGGAGTTATCGTCGATGTTATCGTCGAGAAGCAAAGGTTTATAAAGAACGCCGTCTACTGAGGGTCGGTGAAAAATGTGAGTGAATACACAACATCTGAGCTTGAGCAACACATACGTGTGCTTCAGGCCGAGCTAGACAGTCGCAAGTCGGCTACGCAAGAGGAACCTACGACGGTATATACCCGTGCAGGTTGTCTCGGAGACAAGCAGTGCAAACAGCTTGACGCATTCCTCGACGGAATCACACGCAACGTGTCCATCACGAAGATGTCCACGAAGGGCAATCCTGAGTTCATCTCAGGCAACTGCAAAAACTGGGCGCGTAAGCTTGGGAACCTCGCAGGATGCAGGGAGATAGTCGGACTTACGTCTACGAACTACCCAACCATCACGATATCCGCACAAACCACACCTGTGCCTGAGATGGTCGGTCGATACTTCGAAGAACGTAGGCTCGGTGGCACTGGGTTCCGAACTGAACTCACACTTGTGCAGACAGGGTCATACGAGGGAAACCCCTTTGGGGTCGTCGTGAAGCCGAACGGTAGGCGATACATCGTAGGCGCAGTCAAGTCCGACAAGGTTCAGGCCTTCAAGGACTCACACCCACACTACAAGCACGTAGACAAAGCTACGAAAGGTCACCGTGCACGTATGGATGGACTGCTAGTCTTTAACCCTACGCAGGGTTAAGCACAAACACCTGACTACCTGAGCACGTAGGAAAACTGCTCACTATGTTCTCACACGTACGTAGGGTTGGCGAAACCCTTTATTATCTTTTATCCATACGTACGTAGGCCCCACACGCGCGTCTACGCGCCGTCAGTATGTCATCTACGCACGTATACGTACGTTGAAGACAGGGTCTCTTCTCATACGTACGTGCACGTACGTTAGCGCTGGGGGTCAGATGTTCTTGTATGTACGCACGTCTGTCAGTCTACTTAGTGTCAGATTGTGTTGGTTGCTGTACGTACGTACATTATGTATATATATGTACGTAGAAGAACATATACGTACATAGGAAGAGAGGGGGTATTACACATAGGTTTACAAATCTAATACATATGTTTACGTATCTTATACGTATATGTATGTATATATGTATGTATATGTATGTCCTAAAATAACTCAGAGAGCTATGTTTATTACGTCGAATCTCAGGCGTGTATGTATGTCCGCCACGTGCGTGTGATGCCTATGTGACGCTTAGGTAATGCCTATGTGATGCCATATGCCTGACATATGTGGCGAGTGGTTATCGTCGATGTTATCGTCGAGAAGCAAAGGCTTATAAAGAACCCTGATATTTGGTAATCTCCAATGTTTCGAAGTGAAGCAGTGAGGGATAATACATCCCCGTGTCAGACAGTCGGCGCTCTCCCTGAGTGCGCACAGGCTACAGCAGGAAGTCCCCATCCTGTTCGCCCATTCGATATGGGCATTGTCGATAGCCACAATCTCTCATACGATGAGGTATTAGCGTGGCGTAATGCGTGGTGTGCGTATAGGAATGCGTATAATCACGAGGAACCAGCCGTACGTGTTGAGGAACTTGAAATCAATGCACGTAATTCGCCATACCACGTACAACACCAACGTATGGCCGGTAAGTATGCGGAGAAGATGGGCAACTACCACAAAGCCCACGCAAGTGACAGGTCATCGAATCCGATGAACCTCACAGACGCAGCACTACGTGACTTCACGATAGCAACTGCGAAGGATGATACTACAGGAATCCTACGTGCTTTCGAGTATGCAGGATGGGATGTAAAGGAGTGAACACACATATGAACACAAACACAGACACAGATATGAGCATAGACGACGACTTCTACGGCGACGTAGATTTAACACAGGAAGAACGTGACGTAATATACGAGGACAGCCTCATAGGACGTGCGTACGATGAACATCAGGATTGGAAAGACGAGGAATCACTACGTGAGTTCTGCGCACCATACGCAAATTGGGCAACACGATGGCACAACGACAAGCACGTTATTGGCACAGAAGCAGATATGCACTACTACCTCCGTGAATTACGAGACGAAGCAGTCAGAGACGCACGTGCAATACAGGCATTATTCGGGGTCAACGACCTATGAGTGGGTTAGACAAGCTACGTGGGTTCGATGACGAACATACGAGATACAGGGTCTACCTCACAGACGAGGAAGTCCAGACGTTGGTTGAGGAGATACTACCCGACGTGGATGACACTACATACGCAGGTGCATTACTTGCAGGTGTGATAGGACAGTTAATGCAACAGTTTACGTCATTAGACGTAGACACAAACCACGTATACACATACGTACACAAATCAGACGAGGAACTATGAACAAACAAATCAAACGAAAGTCGGCGGCACGTACGCCATACGAGAACTACGGACTACCGAAGTCCAGCGAGAAGGGGGAACCGTTCATCGATTGGAACGAGGTCATCAAGAACGTACACATTAACCCACACGGTAAACCCGTGCGTATAATTCGCAAAAAGAGGGAAGCCAAGAAATGAAATGTTTACGGTTAATTCAAACCTCTTCATAAAATGAAGAGTTTGAATGAACCTAACCAAACCAAAGGAGAAATATGGACAACGAAACCAAAATAACCTGTGAAATCTGTGAGGAGGCAGAGGCAACTACGTCGGAACAAATCGACGGCGCCGAGTGCGACATCTGTGATGGATGTTATGACACACTGCCATCCGACGAGTGGACAGGAGAATTGATTAGAGAAGTTTACGACGTAGTAAACGGATATGGCGTATCGTACAATACGTATTGTGATGAAACACAAACGTGCGATTGGTCAGGCGACCGAGTATTCAACGACCAAATACTCGAACTCTCGAATGGTGACTGCATAGACAGAGACCAATACGAGGATGAAATAGGCCACTGTTATGACTGTGGTCATACGTCACACGTAGATGACTTGCAGTGGCAGGACAGGATAGAATCCTACACGTGTGATAGCTGTGGTGAAAGCTACAGATACACTACGGATAGGTGGTATAATCGATTCGCCAAACGAGTATCAAACTCATTCAGGCTGTACCCCGTGCGTAACTACGTAGGCATCGAGTTCGAGGCCGAAGGTGGTGAAGCGATGGCAGATACTATGCCAACCGACCTACGTAATGCAATAGCAGAAGCGAAGGATGACGGTTCACTAGATAGCGGTGGTACGGAGTACGTCACACACCCAATGAGGGGAGATGACGTAGCAAACACCATCGATAGTATGTGCGAACAATTCGCACAGAATGGATATATGATGTCCCGTAATGTGGGATGGCACTTCCATTATGAAATGGAAACGTTCAGCCTACAGAGACAGAAGAATGTGTGGTCTGCTATGCAGAGATTCGATACACTTGTACGTATGTCACCTGATGAGTTCAGCTATTTCTCAGGTATGATGCGTTCATATGCTTGTGCTTGGACTGACTCATACGTATCTTGGGCATCACAATGGGCGATGGACAAGAAGATAGACTACGGATACCGTGACCACAGGACACGTGCTACACGTGGTTCGGAAATGGGTAGGTATGCGTGGATGAATTGGTCACCGATGGCTAATAACGATAACAAACGTGTAGAGATACGACTGTATCAACCTATTACATTCCGACAGAACTTCACTGACCACGTACAGTGGACACGTGAAGCATACAGGGAAACAGGTGATGACTACAAGATGTTCATTCAATTCTGGAATGAGTTCATACGTAAGGCTGCGTACAGACCACGTGGACTCAAGTTCAGGGATGAAGCACACTCAGTACTCGAACTCAAAGAGTTCGCTGAACAATTCTCACCAGAGGTGAGTACGTGGATGATAGAGAACCACGAAAAAAGAACACAACAACACTAGGAGGTGATAAATTTGTGTGAAATACAATTTGTTGTAAGCAACACGTTGGGTAATGACAACGTAAATAACTTCATTAATATGTTGGAGTGCGGTTCTAGGTCGAACCGTGATGCAACAGGCATATTTAGCGATGCGTACCAATGGAAGGTAGGCAAAGCGTATTATGAATTGAAAGACAAAAAGGATAATAGCCTACGTCATATGTTAGCAGACCTGCCAAGTAATTGGCTCGTAGGTCACAACAGACTTGCTACGCAAGGTAGCGAGAAAGATAACGACAACAACCACCCATTCACGAACGATACGTGTACTGTGGTTCACAATGGTATCATCTCTAACGATGACGAGCTAAAGGCTCAGTATGGATTCAACTATACAACACAGACAGATAGTGCGATTGTACCTGCGTTAGTAGACCACTACGTAAATGCAGGTGAGTCCGAGATAGATGCAATCACTAAGAGTGCAGAAGAACTGCAAGGTTCTTACTCACTATTTATATACGTGCATCAATCAAAGAACCTATACTATTTGAAAAATAGTAGCACTAACTTTTATATGATGAAAACTATCGATGAAGCTGACAACGTAAGCATATACGGTAGTACGTCGGAGTCCAGCTTAAAGGATATGTCCTATATAAAAAGCGATGGCCTATTTGGGTCAGACCTATTTAAAGCAAGGGAGATAACCACACCTACGTCAGGTACTATATACAACATAGTATATAAAGGAGACAACATAGACGTACAGAAAGCTGGAGAGTTCGAACCTAAATCATACGTATACAAGACAGGAGCTGTGAAGTATTACGGCGGTGCATACGGAGGATATAATTGGGATGAGTACGATTGGGCTGACCCAGATGGTACGTTAGCTACGGCAGACGGAGAGTCTAAGAATAGTACGAAGAGACAACAGCGTCTAGATTCAAAGGCACGTATGAGTGCAATATTGGATGACTACGATGAGAACATAGACGTAGTATTTGAGAGCGTGATTGATGACATTGAGAACTATGGATTTTACGGAGAGGAGTTATCATACGCAGGTGAGTTAACCAAAGTAGTTATGGAATCAATTAGTTCATACTCGGAAAGACACCAACAGGTAGTTCTTAGACAGGTACCAGATACGTACGGAGATATGTTAGTATCTTGGCTAGGTGCAAACCAATGGGTCACCGTTAATGACGATGAGAACTGTTCTAACTACACTATTACTTACGAATCAATATGTGATTACATAGAGGATAACCAATGAGAACACTTACACTATCGAGAGAACGTACGCTGAAAGAAAATTGTAATGATATACTTGGCCACTTCTACACATCTGATGGAACACCGTTGGCGAACGTGATGACAGGATTATTTGCGTATACTGACAGGGAACCATACCTATGTAATGCCACAGTAGGCAGGAAGGTATGGCAACCAGATTGCGGAACGTACAGAGGGCCTAAGGTAAGCGAAAAGCTAATCTTTGCCATCGAACGTTGGCTGGAAAAGGGAAAGGGCTACGCAATAGTTCACGGAAGAAACATACCCGACTTATCTAGAGCGAGACTCGAACGTATGCCATACAAGATAACTTCGACGAAGTACTTCTATGATTTGGGTAGCTTCGGTCAGAGTGATATATGGAATATAGTATCATCCGCACGTAATGCTAATAGACGGCGTGGAAGTAGAGGAAGGTACGGCTCAACCTATAGTGATACACCTATTGCTGTTAACAAGTCCTTGTTCGAGTATTACACACGTGCAATGGAAGCAGATGGCAAAGAGGAGTGGGATTATATGAGACGTATGGAACCTAGTGAGTCGGATGATGGGCATCACAGAAGAAGCTGGACATCGTTCATATGGAGCGATGGTGGTATACTTAAGTACGATAGTTCTGATAACGAAATAGATACGCAGTCGTCATACAAACACTACAAGGCAGTAGACCACGCAGGTATAAACCGAATAGAATTTGTGAACACAGATGGGGAGGAGATTTAATGGGTGCATATCCATTTGGTCAAGCGGTCAAGCATCCTGAACATATGTGTCCAGACTGTGCTAACGTAATAGGCCCCGTAGATGTGTTCGGTAATAACCCCGATGATAATAAGTGTGAAGGTGCGGGTATGAAACTGAAGCCACAATGGGGCGGTAAGCTTGAAGGACAGGCAACGGATGACCCCACGCAACACGCATTCATAGATATGTCGTATGGTATACGTGACCACACAGACTCTGAGAAATTTAGAAAGTTCGTTATGGAAACTAAACGTATAGCTGTTCCTATGTGCGGACTTGGTAAAAAATTACCAAAGGTACACGTACTCAGACAATTAGATTGCGACTACCCTGATATCAGAACGAAGATGGATTGCGATGGTGTCCCACGTATGGTAGACATAGATGGATTTAAATACTGCGGACATTGTAAATGCAAACAGACGTATCAAGGATACGCAGATTACTCGTGGCGTTCTTCAGCCGAAACCTGTACGAACCCCGAATGTATAATGAATGGAGGAGAAGAGCAATGAGTATAACAGTATACGGGTATGATGATACGGAGACGTGTCCTGCCTGTGGCACCCAACTATTTGAAGGATGCTGTAAAGACTGTGGCGAATGCTACGACCCCAACCCATAGGAAAACAATGAACAAAAACAATATATTAAATAACTTTATGGACTTGATTGACGAAGTCAAAGACACACGTTCGCAAGAAAGCGTAGACGTGAAGAAGATACTGACCGAGTCACAATACAGACAGTTCGTAAAAATGGAACGGGTTATCACAAACTTATTTACAAGTGGTGACCTACACACGGGCATACGCAAGACAATCGAAGGCCCTGAGCTTACTAAGACGCAACAGATAAACGTACTTATTATGCTCAAAATATTCGAGACCTTCATCAATATGATGAATGAGACAGGTGCATTAGCATCTGATAACACAACAAACGATGCAGACCTTTGGAGGCTGTATAATTAAATCACCATTATAGGTAAGTTAATAAATGTACTTACCTATAATTGTGGTGAGAAAAAAAAGGAGAATTAAAAATGACAAACAGATTTAGTAGAATGTCCTCACGTTCAAGTGGGACAAATGATAGCTCCGCCAAATCAGGCGGGAACGTTAAGTACAACGTTATAAAGAGTGAACGTATAGATTGGGAACCAAATAACTTTTTGGAAATCTCACACAAATCATACGATGCTAAAGGCGAGAACGCTGGTAGCGGTGAGTTCTACTCACTGTCACGTGGCTACTACGCAACCGGTAACGGAGACGTAGAAGAAGGCACACCTATCTACCAAAAGTCCTTGACTTTACCAGCAGATGATAAGTTCCTCGATGGCTTCATCAGTGCATTAGATAAGATATTTTCTTAGGTGCATAGATGGCTAGAACAAAGCAAGTACGTAGTGGTATGGTGAACGAGCTTCATAGTATCACTACCGCATACGAAAACTTACGTACAGTAATGAGTAAGAAATCACCTATGAGTAGGTGGTCGGAGATAACCGATGCTCTCGAGCGTCTTTCATCTGCTATTTACGGACAGTAGTATAGTCAGTAAACCTATACTGATATTATACCTAACAATGGTGATTACGATAGTAATAGGATTGGGCGGATGAGATATCATATAGCGTATGCGAAGGAGATTCGATTGAAGGATGGGCGTGTCATCAGCTTTGATGATGTCCAACTTCACGACGAGAAACACGAGTACGACGTAGGTACGAGAGATAAACACAACGTACCCCGAAAGGGTATGGAGTTAGATTATCTCGAAGACTTTATGGCAGACCACTTCGTGGTCATACTCGAACACGGAGAGCTAACATCGAATGACTAAGGTGAACGTGTTGCATATCAAATACGTCACGAGAGTAGATAAGATTGGTAAAGCCGACCACCCCAAGAGTAGTGGTTTTTGTTTACCGAAAGGATTATACGAAGTGCGTGACGATACTGATGCGACAACGTTTGTATTTCTTAACGAAGTATATGTACGTTTCGATAGCGTTGACGGTGGACCATTCAACGTATATCCGTACACACCTTATGACAATGACTTAGCATTACACGACGTCACGAGCTTGACATTACACCCAGATAAAAGATTCGAACGTGTGATTGATAACTTGTTTCGTCGTGAGTGTATAGATGATAACATCATACACGAATATGTTTTCAGGATATTCAGACGTCCTACGTATGGACGTACTGACATACCTGCGTATTGGGACATAGGCATACATAAGCACGACGTGGACTTACCACGCTACGTGCATAGCCCAGCCCCAACAGAGATGTTGGATGGTGAGTTCAAACGTACGTGGACAGACGAACAACGTGATGTTGTACGTGAGTTCCGTGCGTATAGTGTGAGCTTTCCTCATCCACTAACTGAAGAGCAATTCATCGAGTTCTATATGCAACGGATAAAAGATAGTCCATCCCGCGCTGATGCTCGTAGAATCTGGAGACATAGGACTGAAATGGGATTAAATTAAATATGGTCAATATAAAAAAAGATAAAGATTGGGGCCTTAATAAGGAAAAGGAGGCTATAGAAGCCTTTACCAACAACGCTCCAGCTGGAAAATGGAATAAATTCGAGAAAACCAATGCGTATAATCACTTCGATTACTGCGCACACTCTATGGACAGGAAGAAATCTGCGTTCGTAGAGATAAAGTCTAGACGTAACAAACACGATGCGTACGACGAGACTATGGTACCTGCAGTTAAAATACAGAAAGCACTTGAGCTAATACGTTTAGGTCACAAAGTATATTTTGTATTTAACTTTACGGATGGAATTTATTTCGTCAAACTAGAAACCGCTACTGTACGCTTTGGATTTAGCGCACGTACGGATAGAGGAGCACTCGAATTGGGACACTATGCTTTTATAGGTGTCAATTCATTAATACAAATAGGAGAAAAAAATGAGTAGTATAGATAGTAGAAAATATAAAGAACTAGATAGCAGAATTCAAACCATTGAGAAATGGTTAGATGAAAAGAATGAAATGCTGACCCAAATGGATATGGTTTCTAACTATAGCTTTTTAATAAAGGCTTTGAAAGAATACGTAGACAGACAAGAGCAGATGGGGCAACAGATGCAACATATGCAGGGACAGTTTCAGACTAATATAGCTTCCGTCGAGGAGTTTATGAAAGATAACAAGCTTGAAAAGAAGTGGGAAAAATTCTTAGAGACTAAACAAAAGGAAGCCGAAGAAGAGGCTAAGAAAGCCCAAGCAATGGACGAGGGACCTGATATAAAGAGTGCCAGTGAAATCATTGCAGAACAAAGAGGTATGGGAAGACCTGAATAGTTATGTGGGAATTCGTTGATTACGGTATGTGTCAAGAGTGTGAACTCAACTGCGAAATAGATAATGACAACCTATGTGAGCTCTGTTATATGTTATGATTAGTAAAAGAAAGAGTACACTAAATGATTTGCATCGATATTTCGAAGGATGTTTTGTTTTAGGTAAACGTGACCCTATACTAGAGAATCACGAAACACGAATTCTCAGCTTATTACTATGGGGTATCGCTGGTAAATCCATATGTATACGTGGAGAGTCTGGTAGTGCAAAGACTAAAATCTTAAACGCTGTCACCTCTCTTGTATACGGAGACGAAGGATTAGAAGGTAGAAATCCCAATGTATTGTGGTTAAATTCATCGTCTGCTAAAGGACATCTTACAGAAGATAGCGCACAGATTATAACACAGGCTAAACGTTGTGTTATTCCTGAGCTACAGAATATACTTACGTCACAGAATCTAGAAGCAATGATTAAGTTGTGGATGGAGGACCGTCCGTACATATACAGTAAGAATGACTTAGGCAGACGTACGATTAGAATCATACTAGACCCAAAACCAATTATGACGAACCTTGCTGATGGTAACGAAAGTCTACCATCACTCCCTGTTGAGATGAAACGTAGAGTAATAAGTTTGCCTACGTTCTCCAGTAAGGAGTTAAACGAAAAGGTTCATCACTTAAAAGCAATAAGTAGGATGTTACCTGATGATAAGCTAGTTAAGCTTTCACGCGTAGAGACAAGTGGATTAAAGAATCAAATACGTGAAGCTATGGAACTAGAGAAAAGAGTTATCAATCCAGGAGCAGACGTCATACGTACAACCATACCTGCAACATACACAATGTCAAACACATTTATAGATTACTACTTCGATGTTATTGAGGCAGTTACTAAGTTTCACCACCGAGAGAGAGTACAAGATTTAGATTATATATACTCCACTCCAGCTGATAACTTTATTGCCTTCCAACTAGCAGGAAGTATATTTAGAGATATGTCTATAGGTATCAATCCAATAGGAAAAGATATTATAGAGTTTGTGCCTAAAGCAGAAGTATGGGGTGACTTGGTCACCGAGAGCGATTCAGACGCAGTTCACATTGATGAAATTACAGATTACCTTTCAAATAAAGGAATAAATAGAACCAAGAAGATGATACAATTCACAATGGCACGTCTAGTCGACGCTAACTTTGTACGTAAGATACCTAAAGCTGACAAGTACTACAGGACGCAGGACTTTGATTTCTCTCGTTCAGTAGATTGGAAAGGTTTAGTTGATGCCTGTATTACAAATATGGAGATTAATTCAGAACATATTGCAGAAGAATATAAGAAGGATGACTTACATATGTATACAGACCCCTTTACAGGCGAACATAAGAATATACCTATGACATTACAAGTATATGGAGGACATTTAGAATGAAAGACTACGATGGTAGGTGCCAATACTGTTTAGATTGGCCACAAGAATGCGATTGTAGACATAATCTAATACAAGGTGGATTATTCTATAAGAATAGTTACTGGCCTATACGGGAGATTGACCCACGATGAGCTGGACAGACTACGAAAGTCCTAATCATCTGGACATAATGTTATTCGGTATATTCTGGACGTTTATAGTAATTGAATATTACATATGGAGAACTAAATGATGGAACTTACTGAATGGTTATTTGTAATAGCTGTGTTAGATGGACCAGTAGTTGGGATAATATACTTTATGTGGAGGAAATGGAAATGAAATGTAATCTATGTAAATGGAATCTCGATGAAAGATACATTAGATACAGAGATGTCAGTGGATACCCGTACTGTAAAGAATGTTACATACAAATAGGAGGAATAATATGATTAATGAACAGATAATATACGCAATAGCATCTATGTTTGGCTTGACACTGTTGTCAGCCTTACTGTGGTTTATGTTGAGGTATGCAGAAGAATGAAAGAAATAATGAAGGAGTATAGCACTACGTTCTACAAGTGTATGGACGAATGGCCAACTGAAATCAGGGAAGATATATACAAATTATATTCTTACTTGAGAGTATGTGATGAAATGGTAGAAGGAAAATTGTCTACGTGTGACTATAGCGACTGGAGAAAAGCAATAGAAAGCTTTTACAGTGTGAGTGATAAGTATGAGTTTGATGGTCAGTGGTTAGCTGATTTTCATATCTCTATGTTTACTGATATAGTCCAAAAGAAACACACAATGGAATCAATGCTAGAGTACTGCAAAGGCTCAGCCGAATCAGTGGGTATGATGATGTCTAAGATATTGGGATGTCCACCAGAAGCAGAGAAGTTTGCACGTGCATTAGGCAGAGCATATCAAATAATTAACTTCATAAGAGATTATGATGAGGATGTAGCTAAGGGATACCATTACATAACTGATGACCACGCTTTATATACCGACCTTTTCATCAAGGAACTTCAGATGGGAATAATAGGAATGGTTTATATACCCGAACATCTACGAGAACCCATACATATGGCAAATAAAATGTATGTTTCTCTAATAGATAAAGGACCAACTTGGGATAATATGTGGATATGTAACTGTGAGTATGGTCACCAGAATTGTAAATGTGATGGTAAGACAGGTAAAAAGGTGAGAGAATGAATGGATTTGAAAGATTCAAAGCGAGTTTAGAAGTTATGGAATTCGAATTAAAGAATGACATATACGAAGAACTCATAGTAAGTAAGTGGGTTGACGAACTTGGTCAGATACTACAACAATACCACGATATGGCAAACATAAACGCTGGTAACATTATAGGCAAGACTAAGATTCAAGACGACCCATATTACGGGAAGAAGGGACCTAAATAATGTATTTAAGTGAAGCCGAATGGATGATAGCCCTTACTATAGGGTTATCTATCCTTCTCGCGTGGGCGACACTACTATGAGCTGGTATCCCGAAGGCTCTACGCTATGCCCATACTGTTACTCAGTATGTACCTTAGTGTATAAAAGTGCAGATAAGAGCATTTACGAATGCCTTAAATGCAAACGGGAAACAATAGTTAACCACGAGGAGGTTGATTGGTAATGAAAATAGAAGAATTTGATAAAATAAAAGAACTCTACGATGTGAGTATTATGGAACTATCTAAAGAGGATAATGAATCTCTCTTTAAATATTTGGATGAACCGTCACAATGGAAGAGCAATAGAACACGAAGAACATTTTATGCATCCGATGCAACGAGATGTGAGCGACAGCTGTTTTATTCGGTGTCTGGAGAGAAGGAAACTAATCCATCTATCGGACCGAAACAATTGAAGATATTCGCACTGGGAGATGCCATACACGAAGGTATATCAGATAGATATAGACAAGTGGATGGATGGAAATTCTACGAAGAAGCTCCAGGCGAAATACATATACCAAAGAGAGATGAGCACGAAGGTGACTTCTTACTGCACTACAGAGTAGATGGTATATTAAAAAGAAAGTTTGGTGAAGAACAACTACTTGGTGTAGATACCGATAGTATGGTCACTGAATTTAAAAGCAGCGCTGACTTCCCATATAGTACGGGGAAGAACAAGCAAGGAGAAATATATTGGTTTGGAGCTAAAGATGTTCCCAAATACGACCACTTCGCTCAATTACAATTAGGTATGTACGGCGAAAGTATTAAATACGGAGTATTACATTATTATAATAAGAACAATTCTGAGGAATCAGTACACGTTCTTAAACTAAACAAACCATTTGTTGAGAATCTCATTGAGAGAATGTGGCTTGTGATGGATAGGATAGCACGTGGAGAGCTACCAGAACGTCCATACAAGGCATACCCAAACAAGAAGAAAACGGCACTTCAGAAATCTAAAGTGATTGATGGAGTAACCCACAAGTCAGATTGGCACTGCCAATACTGTAACTTTTCTGATATGTGTTGGGAATTAAATGAGTTTGTAGTAGAGTAGGAGAATAAATGCGGACAAAAATATTTCTAACAAACGTTGATTACATAACTGACCCAGTGTCAGACTTACCTATAATTAGATTATATGGAAAGACTGAGCACGGAGAAAGTTTAGTATTCTATGAAGAAAAATTTAAGCCGTACTTCTATCTCGCAAACCCGTCTTCACACGACCGTCGTTTACTGGGTATGGCAGGTGCAACGTTAGGAGAATCAGTAGAACTAGAACACTACCAAGAAAAATATGATTGTGTCAAAGTCGAACTGAGACATCCTAAACATATGCCTAGGCTAAGAGAGAAATTAATTAGCAGAGGCCGTACAGTATTTAGTGGCGACATTTTATATCAACTAAGATATTTATATGACAATGACTTGGGAGCATTCGTAGAAGTAGAGCATAATCAATTTGATGAAGTTCTATCTATTGAAAGATGCTCACCATTCGAAGTCAATCTTGATGTATTAACTTTTGATATAGAGTGTAGCTTACGAACTAAAGAAATGTATTGCATCGGCGCTCAGATAAACGACCAACCCGGCGTAGTATTTACTAACGCAGGAGGCGAAGCCAAAATGATTGAGGACTTCGTCGACTTTATTCAAGATGTAGACCCCGATATCATTACTGGATATAACAGCAACGGATTCGATATTCCTAAGATAATGGACAAATGTCGTTCGTTGAATGTTAACTTCGGTATAGGTAGAGCGGGCGATGAACCTTGGATGAGAGATGACAACAAACGAAAGATGAAAGCTTGGTATGTATCAGGCAGGATATTCGTTGATACTTGGCAACAAGTAAGACAGGAACTTCAACCGATTCAAGAATCGTTGGGGTTCGTGGGTGAACTATTAGGAGTAGGTTCCAAAGATAATGTGGATGCCTCTCGCATAGAGGAAGAATGGAAGAACAGACGTCTAGCTGTAATTAAATATTGCAAGCAGGATGTAAATGTGACCTATGAAGTCTTTATGCACGAGAAGGTAGCTGGAATATCTAAAGCTATGGCTTTAACTGTAGCTTGTGACCTGCCTCTTGAACATTCGTTTGCCCCCGCGACATCTCGTATCGTCGACTCCCTACTCATTCGACGCTTCGATAAACTTGGTTTTGCGGTTCCACAAAATAATTGGAATAACAAAGCTAAGAAAATAAAAGGAGCAACCGTATTCGAGGTCTTTGAGCCTGGTATCTATGAAAACGTAGGTATTTTTGATTTTAAATCAATGTATCCTAGTGTTATGATTAGTAATAATATTTGTCCGACGACTTTTACCAAGACAGAGACTGATGACAGCGTGCGCTCCCCCCTCGGGGTGTATTTTAGATTAGATAAAGAAGCTATAGTTCCTAAAATTCTAAAAGAATTATGGGAATGGAGAGATGAAACTAAACTAAAAGTTGAAAAGAGTGGTGATTACTATGATAGATTACAATCTAGTATTAAGGTAATTATGAACTCTTTCTATGGCGTTATGGCTAGTGACTTCTATCGTTTCACTAATCCTTCGATTGGTGGAAGCATAACAGCATTTGCTAGACTAGGCATACAAAATGTGTACGAGGAGCTCGGCGCCCAAAAATACACAGTCATATACGGAGATACAGACAGTGTCTTTGTACAGCTAAAAAACGATAGAGACCCACATAAGTTAGCCGAGGAACTATCAGCACGTGGATTAGAGATGGAATTAGAAAAGATTCTGGAAACATTCTTTACACACGGTGCGAAGAAAAGATATGCCGCTAAAGTAGAATGGCCTAAGAAGGAGTTTTACGTTAAAGGCTACGAGCTTAGAAGGGGTGATTCATTTAAGATACAGAGAGAAATCTTAGAGAAATCTCTTAGACTTATTTTAGATAAGAAACCCGACGAAGCTTTAAGATTAGTGACCGATACGGTCAAGACAATAAAGAATACGGAAGTTGATTTAGAAGATTTACTCATAACAAAGAGTGTCAAATCACCAAAAGATTACGTAAATCCTGACTCGAATGCAGGAGTACAAGCAGCTATGAAGTTACAGGCC